GTGCCGCCGCGTTATCGGTTTTCTGCCAGACGTAGGCACCCACACCAACATAGTTTGGCTGATCCGCAAATTGCCCGGTGGCATCGGTACGCCTTTTGTGAAAGCGAAAGGGGGCGTGCTGAACGTGCTCTCACCTCCGAAGATGTTGACGGCGGCAGCGCTGACCGAATACTGGCCATTAGGTAGAGTCTGCAAATCGTACTCGAGCACGAGGCTGCCGTTGCTCAAGGTGGTGGCGTTGATGGTGATGTCGGTCGCGCCGAGCCCATGGATGACGAATTCGACCGGGTTCATGTTCGGATCAGAATTGAACACATAAGCGTCACTGACGAGGAACGGCGCCGCTGTTGCCGTAGCCGTCAGGATCAGAAGAATGAATAGCGTTCTCATGGTGTTTCTCTCATACAACTGCGCGTCGCCGGTCGTGCTCCCTAATGACTCGGTGGACCGCGTCAGCGATCGCCTCAGGGTCATTTGCCGAGCCCGCGACATTTATATTGATCGTGACCCCGCCGACGCCTGCTAGGGCCCCTCCTGCTCCCGCCAGGGGCACCACGGCTTCGGGCCCTGCTTCACCGATCAGGGCTCTTGTCGGCCGTCTGAAAATTCCGCCCATCGCGCCCTTGAACACGTCGACGTTGAACGGGTCCTTCGAGCCCGAGCGGTCCGCGAACCGCCACGTGCGTCCGTACTCGTCGGTGAACATCTGCCCGGGCATGACGTGGTACTTCGCTTGCGCGCCGTGTCCAAGGGCGACATCACCCGCCCGCAGCGGGCCCGTGACGCCCGGCCACGCGCCGACGTGGTGGTACGAGTTCCAGTCGTACGTAGCCTGCCCGGGCTGGTCGCCCGCGACATCTGGCCCGTACTCCGTGAAATGCGCGCCACTGACACCGCCGCCGCCACCACCGCCAACCCCAAGGCCAAAGCCGCCCGCACCGCCGAAGCCCGCCCCAGCGCCCGCGCCGAAGCCAGCGGTTGAGAGCGTGAACTGAGTTAGCGCTTGCGTCGCGTCGGCGGTCGCTGCTGCAAAATGCACGAGATCGTTACCGGTCGCGGTCTTCATCGCGTCGTCGAACATCTTGACGGCGGCAGCGCCCTTCTCGATCAGAATGTGGTGTCTGATCTGGTCAGTCATCACCTTCTGGTTGATCTCGCGCAACCGCTCGTCCGCCTCGGCCCGGTGCAACGCACTCTCAGCCGCTTTGTCGTTTGTCGTTGCGGCGTACTGCGCCGCGCGTTGGGCGGCAGCCTTGACCGCGGGCGATGATTCCGGCAATGCGCCGTGCTCGCCGAGCGCGACCACCTCGGCGGCGGTGGCGCCCGGGTGCATGCGGGCCTGCTCTTGCGCTTTGGCCTGCTCTTGGCCCTTCTGCGTGTTCAGGTAATCGAGCATGTTCTTCGTCAAGAGGCCGACGTACGCCGTGAACCCGATGAGGGCGAACGTGGCGCCGCCGGGCCCACCGACCGCGGCCGCGAGCCCGAGGGCTGCTTTCGCGAAATTAGCGATCGTCGTCGCCACCTCGATGCCCTTCAGGAACAGGAACGCGTCGATGATCGTCCAGATCGCTGCGGTGATTGTCTGCCAGTTGTCCTTGAACCACGAGAACGCGTCGATGATGCCCTTGATGAAACCCTCGATCCGCTCGCTCGTGGCCTTGACCCATGCGCGCCCGGCCTCGGTCATGTGCCGGGCCATGTGGGTGCCGAGTTCGTGGTGCAAATTGTCGTTCCACGTCTCGACGTACGGGCCGTACAGTTCGACGCCGCCCGTGAAACTCTTCCAGAACTCGTCCCACATCTGTTTGATGCGCATGAGGATCGGCGAGTTCGCGATCGTGTCCCAGACCGCTTTGACGAGCTGGCCCCATTCCTTGCCGGTCTCGATCATGTGGTGAAAGACGTTGTCCCACTGGATCGAGTCGAGCAGCTTGTTCACCTCTTCGGAGATCGGCGAGATGATCTTTTCGACGAACTCGCCGATCTTGTCGACGAAATCCTCCCAGTGTTCCGAGAACCTGTAGAACATGCCGTCCATGCCCTGCATATGGGCCTGTATCAGTTCGAAGCCGCGCGATGAGCCGAGCGCGAGGATCGCCTTGTTCAGCGCCTCGACGCCTTTCGCGCCCGCGAGGGCGCCGCCCGTCACCTCGCCTGTTCTACGTGAAACTTTTGCTTGGGCGAACTCTTTCGCGAGATCCGCTGGGGCGATACCGGTCTGCCGGCTGAGTTCTTGTATGAGGGCGCCGCCGAGGCCGCCGCCGCGCCCGAGTTGCGCGATCGCGGTCGGCCGCACCCGGCCCGCCATCATCATCGGACCGAGCTTGCCATACGCGGCAAGGGCCCCTTGGGCGCCTTCGGCGGTGCCGCCCCCGAGCCCGATCAGGGCGAGGGCCATGCGCTCGGCCTCTTCGGGCGACTTGAACTTGTTCGCGAGCCGGGTCATCATCTTCATCGCCGTGTCATGCCCGATATGGGCTTGCGCGGCGAGTTTCTCGGCGTCCTCGGCCCATTCGGGCGCCTGGGCCCCGAGCCCACGCCCGCGCAACGTCGCCGCGAGCACCTCTTGCTCGACCGAGCGGGCCCGATGCACTTTCAACCCCTCCTTGATCAGTTCTTCGCCCGCGTGCGCGCCGATGAACGTGCCAACGGCGCCCCCGATCAAGCCCGTGATGCCGAAGTATTCGCCGACCTTCTTGAGCGGTTCGAGCCCTTCAGTGATCGATTCCTTGATCTTCTTGAACGATTCGCGCACCTTTGCCTCGGCCTCGCGCGCGTGTTCGATCATCTTGTGAAACGCTTCCTTGGCGGAGTGCTCGACCTCTTCGTGCGCTTTCTTGCCCTCTTTCGCTACCTTGTCGAACGTCTCGTGGTACGCCCGGCCCATGACGGCGTTGATCGTCTTGGCGGTCGCGCCCTGCTGTTTCATGAGGTCCTCGAGCCGCTTGAACGACTTGAGCAGTTCGGGCGTGACCTTGCCCCCTAACAGGACATCGAATGTGACATCAGCGGGCGCTGCCATTGTCGTCAGGCTCGAGCAGTTCGTTCAATGCGACGCACCATTCGAGCACCTCGTCGAGGGGTTGCGCCCACCAGAACGCCATGTCGGGCGCGAAATGGGCGAGGCTGAGCAATATCTTGCGCCATTGCAACGTCGGATCATGATCGGGGCCTACTCCGGCGTCGGTTTCTTGCCGCCCGAAAACTGAAAACTAGCCGCTTGCAGAAACAAGAGCGGCAAATCCTCATAGGGCGCTTTGTAGAGGTCCTCGGGCGTGATCTTGTTCAATCGCGCGATCACGAGGGAAAGGAAGGCCTCGCTCGTGAACTTGTTGAAGGTCGCGCGGGCGTCCTCTGGAAACTTGCGTTGGTACAGCCTGATCAGTTCGAAGAACTCCTTGCCGCTGAGCTGGCCCTTCGGGTCGACGAGCAGAAAGGCGAGTTCCTTGCCGTCGGCGGTGATCGGGGCTGACAGATAGAAATAGCGCGGATCGTTCGCGTTCTCGGGCTTGACGACCTCAAGCTCTACGGGCGGGGATACTGGCATGGGCTCCATGCCGGAGAAATACTCACTTGTCGTTCGGCGCGACGCGTTCAGCGATCGTGCGGGTTTCCTCAGCGGTCGCGATGAAGCGCTCGATCGCTTCGAGCGATGCGCGCAACCCTGCGATGTAACCGTCCCAGTAATCGCTCGGACTCACGCGTTTGCGCAGATGGATGACTTCGGTCGGCTGTTCCTCAGGTATTGGCACGGGTGATCGCGTTGATGTCAACCCCGTTGATAATGCAGACGTTGCCCGGCTGATCGATCTCCCACCATTTGATGCCGCCCCAGAGCAGCGCGAGGTAGGTCAGGTCGAACGCCAAGACCGTGCCGCCCTTCGCGCTCGTCTCGCGTTTGCCGAGGTTGAACCCTTGCGTCCAGCACGTCATGATGATTTCTTCGGGCTCTTCGTCGATCTGCCCCGTTGACGTGTCGCACGCGTAGATCGACGACATGCAACGCAAGCGCTGCCCGCCGCCCCGGAAGAGCGAGAGGTTGTACGTGTTAGTGGTATGGAACGTGATCGTGCACTCCATCGGTTGGGGGTTGCCTTCGATGCCGAGGTTGCTTTCACCCGCCCAGCCCGCCCCCCGCACGGTGTCCTTGACCCACTGCAAATGTGGCAATGTGATGTCACTGACCGCGATCTCGACGCCGCCGGGACCGTACACGTTGAAATTTTTTACACTGTAAGGATAGACCGGCATACGCTATGAAATACTCGGGATGGTGATTTGGGCGACCCACGCTTCGAGCCCGTTGACATCATACGATTGTTCGATCACAAGGGTGCGGATCGGGGTCGGCGGGGTCCACAGCACCGTGTAGGTGTACCGGCCGGCCTCGATGTCGGTGACCAGGTTCTTCGCGGGATCGAAAATGACCCGGGCCGTGTTCGCGGCCTGTATCGCCACGAGGTGGTTGCAATACTGCTGGATCGTCTCGCCGATCATCGCGAGGTAGCGCTGGTTGCCCGGGTCGTCGATGAACTGCTTCAGGGTCAGGCTGAGCACGTTACCAAGGAAATTGAACATGAAACGCTCGCACGTCCACATCTGCGGGATCTCGGTCGAGAGCGGATAATCGGTCGTGTAATCGCCGATCAACGTCCAACCCGTGTCGTTGACGGCGGTGAACACGCCGTAGTTCTCGATCGACGCGGCGGTGCCGAGGTCCATGCGCACGGGCGTGCCATCGGCGAGCACGAGGCCCGTGAGCCCGACATTGTGTTTATTCGACGGGACGGCGTACGGCACATTGCCGAACTGCGCTGCTGTGACGTTCTGCGCGACCGCGTACACGACCGACGCGTCGTAGTGCTTGTCGCCGAGAATGATGCGGGGCCAACCGGCGATTGCGAACGCCGAGACGAAATTATTCGAGTTCTTCCACGCAAAGATCTGCGTCCAGTTCTTTACGGTGGTGGTGTCAATATCGCAGATGTAGACCGCCCGGAATTGGTTATTCGAGATGCCTTGCACCTCAGCGTTAGCGGCTGAGAACACTTCGGGATCATTGCCGTAGCCGGGCGTGATCACCTGCGCGGGCACGACGCCAGTGTCGGTGTAGCAATGCTGCACGCTCGAGAGCCCGGTCGAGTTGCCCGACGTGTCAACGCCGCCAATGATCGTGTTCTTCGTGATGTTGGTCAGGTTCGGCGACGAGTACGTGATGTCGAAGCTCGTCTCGGTCGCGGCGGTTGACGCTGCGTAAATCGTGATCGTGCCGGTCTTCAGCGTCGTGTCGTCATACGCGAAGCTGTAATCGGTGCCAGCGACGTACGTCTGCCCCGTCTGGCCTTTCACGACGAGGGACGCGAGGATAACCTCGTTTGCGAGTTTGATCTGCTTGTTCGCGTCCATCGTGGCCGCCGGCAGACTTTGCGGCGTCGACATCGAGAACGGGTCGAACACGTTACTGACGACGATCGGCGATGCGTTGTTCTCGATGAACGCATAATCGTACAACTGGCAGATCGGATAGCCGGAGCCAACCGCCCAGTTCGACGAATAGCCGAGTTGGGTTTCCCAATCGGCGGCGGAATCGCACCGGATATTCTTGTTCACGACCGCGTCGTAACCGCCCGCGACGAACGTGAAACCAGGCACGGCATGCACGGGCGCTGCCCCAACCGCCCAGATCGATGCGGCATTGGCTTCGACGACCGGTACGACGGTGTCGAGAAGATCTTTGGCGATGACGCCTCTTGGGTTCTGTTGGCTCATAAGCTTACCGGTAGCGGCGCAGAGGTGGGTGCACGAGGGTGCGTTTCGTCGGTGGCGCTTTCGCGATCGCAGCCCGCCGGAACGCGTTCGAGCCCGGCGGCGGTTTCAGCCGGAATAGTGAGAGGTCCTCAAAGAAATTCGCGAACGCCGAGTCCTTCGTGATCGCCTGCTTGATCAGTTCGGGGATTTGATCGCGGCTGACGAAATGCATCCCGTAGCGCAAATTCAGATCAAGCCGGTTCGGGCCAGTGTAGATGACGACGGTGCTCATTCACCAGAAGATTTACTTTCTGGCGGATTCAAGCCTCGTCGGGCGACTCGGGCACGAGGTTCGGTTGCGGCGGCGGTATGGTGACATCGGTCCAGCCCGTTTGCCCGCCTTCGATCCCGATCTGCGGCTGTTTCACGACGATGCCTAATGACGCCATCATCGGCGGCGGCGACGACGAGCGCAACGTGAACTGGCACGTGATCCCGCCGACGAAGTACGGGAAGAAATCCTTGAACGAATCGACCACCTCCATGAAATGGATCGGATCGTCCGTGAGCACGAAATTGCCGATCTTGACGAAATAGAGCAAATGGTGGCAAATGCGCGTCATGAGGTTCGAGACGTCCATATACCCTTGCCGGTTCGGGTCGTCGTCCCACGTCATGATCATGATGTTCACTTCGCACTTGCCCGACTGTTTCTGGTAATAACCTTGCGTCGCGCGCACGGCGATCACGGGCGCCTTGTCCTGATCGGGTGCTTCGGGCCCCGCGTAGAACGACGGCACGAACCCTTGCACCACTTGCACGGGCACGGGCACGGCGCCGCGGTCGATCGGGCTTTTCAGCCGGTAATCGACCACCCATTCAGTGATTGACTTGAACATGCAGTGTTCAAGGTCAAGGGGAGTAGCCCAGAAACCGTCGCTCATTTCGCCCCCTTGCGCTCATACTTCGCTTTGTTGCCCGCCATCGCCTCGTGCAGCCAGAAGCGCAACCGTTTGGCGTACTGCTCGCGGATGTGGGCGTCCATCTCGGGCAAGATCTGCGCGCGCTCGCGCGCCATGTTCGCGACCGAGAGGCCCGTCATGCTGCGCACGGGGCCGCGCCCCGCGCCCGGTACGCGCGTGAAAACGCCGAAACCGTACTGCATAAGGGCGCCGAACGTGTGGCTGAGGGGGCGCGACCGCTGTCCGCGCACCTCCATGATCTCGACGCCGACGTCCGTGCGGGTCGGCAGAAACAGCTTGAGCGGGAACCGGGTACCCGAGAACCTGATCACCGCGTGGTCACCGAGCGCGACGGTCTTGATCCCGCGCGAGATCGGACCCGTCGTCTCGAACGTGTACCGCTCAAAGATGAACAACGTCGCGGCGGCCTTGCCGCTGACGGCGACATCAGCGACCGTGCGGTCAATCGCCCACTGCGCTTCGCGCGGCGTCCCCCCGAGCTGCTGCAGCGCGTTCTCGAGATCGGGTAGTTCAATCGCGATCATTGCCAAGGAATATCGGTGCCTTCAGGCAGCTCATCAAACTCATCGGTGGTTATCAGCCAGACAAGCCGTTCAAAACTGATCAACAGCGCTAATTCCTCGTCGCTCATCGTGACCTGAAGACCTGCAACCAGAGAATGCACAAGCCGTTCTCGAGGGTCGAGTGGTCGATCCGGTACTGTAAACCGTTGACATCGAGATACGCGTTCGCGGCGATGCGGGCGCCTTGCGGCACGTCACTCTCGTGAAACACGACCGTGACCTGGTTGTTCTGCAACACGTAGTTCGTGCCGTGCGAGTGCGTGCGCACGATCAGCTCCTCGTTCGAGACCTGCCACAGACAGCGCAGATTGACGATGAGCTTGCCGGCGCCCGTGAGAGAGTTTGGTGGCGTGCCCGAACCGTCACTGAACGCGAACTGTTTCACCTCCCCATCGAGGTCGAGCGCCGTGTCGAGAGCGGCCCCGGGCGCAGAGAAATTGTCGTCGACCTCGGTCATGGAATGATCCGGGTAGCGATATGGTCCCGCAAACGGTCCTTCTTGAGCGCCGCTAGGATCGCGCGCGTGTTGCGTTTGTCCTTCGCTTTGCGCTCAGTTGATGACCCCTGAATTCGTCGAGTAACAGAACGCGCTCGCATACCTGTATTTTACATCGACGAACATGTTCGTGATAACCCTGATCGTCGCGTTTGCGGCGAGCGTGTAGATGTCGACTACGATGTCGAGACCGGCCCACTGACCGATCATGAGTTCGTTCCACTTCCCAAAGATCACCTTGTTCGCGGGCACCTGGTTCGTGGCGATCGCGCGGCGACCGTTCACCCGGCCCTCGAGGTCGCCCTCCCAGAAGAACGCGGGGTAGTACGGGCCCGCCGTGTTGCGCGGGTCGTTCTTCGCGTAGGTCTTCCACGCGCCTTTCACGGCCGGGGTCGTGATGTAGCAGCCGGTCTCGTCAAGGACGACGTTGCCCTCTTCAACATTGCTTTCGAACGTGACAACGTTCGTCCACGTCGGATACGCGCTTGGCGTGCCCGTGGTGTTAAAAATAATGCTCGGCGCCGTCTTCGAGTACGCGAACGGCAGCCCGGCGTTTGCGGCGACGTTCAGAATCCCGACCGGCTGGTTCGTGCCCGTGCCGGTGATCGCAACCTCGTCGATGGCGATCTGGATCACCTGTATCATGTCGTCGCGCACGACGTTGTCGATGTCGAGGGACGATTGCGCGATCAACTGCTTCGAATAGTTGCACCAGCCACCGACCCGGTTCGGGGATAAGGTGACGGCGTCCATCGACAGATCGCTCTCGGTCAACGCGGCGATTTCGGTATTCCACGTGATCGTCGACGGCGCGTACTGGCGCGGCATTGTCAAATTGCCCTGCAACCCTGAGATATAGCGCGCGCCCGCGCTCAACACTGCGGTTCGGTTTCTTAACAGCGGGATAAGCGACGGTTCAACCGTTGTCTGCACGGTGATGCCGCCCGTGTTCGGGGCGCCGCCCGTGACCGACAAATCGCGGGTCAGATACCAGTCGGGGACGAAAAAACCGAGGGGCTCCGTGCGTTGCAAAAAGGCGATTTCTTGCGACACCTCGGCCTCGAGGCCGTCGAACCGGCCCTCGCCCGCTTGCGCCTTCAGTTTCTTGTTGATCGCGCGCGTGATCGAATAGCGGTTGCGGTCCTTGGGCCCGAAGCCCATATTCGGGTCCCGCATGGTCGTGACGGGCTCGGTCCTGAGGGCTTTCTCGCGCAAGATGAACGTCTGGAACTCCGCCACCGATTTCCCGCTCCGGATGTATTCGTACGCTTCTGCCTCCGCCTTGAACTCAACGCCGTAAGCCGAGATCTCCCGCATCCGGGTGATCTCCCGTTCGCGGATCTCGCCGAGGTCCTCTTGCCTGATTTCGACGACCGGCGGTGGCGGTGACGGGTAATTGAACGTCCCGGCGACGTTCGTTCCGGTATTCGCGGCGGTCGTAGTGGTGACGGGGTCGGACATATGCGTTTCCTGTTCTACCTGGAGATTTACTTTCGGTTCGGCGGCGACCTCGTCGATGATGCGCACCTCGTACGCGACGACCTCAGCGCGCCCAACGCCAACGGTCGGATCCGCCGGTACACTCACGAGGCTTACCTCGATCGGCATCCACCGCGAGACCTCAAAGAGATCTTCGTCGTCTTCGTCATCGTCGTCGTCGTCATCCAACAGGTCATCGGGATCATCGTCGTCGTCGGGATCGTCGTCTGAATGAGCACGCTGCAATTCTTGGTCGTCAACGCCATGTTTGTTGCGTCTCCTGATGCACCGCATTTCTTCGGGGATATAACCGACCGAGATCTCGGTCTTGATGCCGTCCTCGATGTCGCGGATGAGGGCATCGCCGGGCGGGTTGCGGGTGATTTTCGCGACCCCGAACCCTTTCTGGTCGCGCACGGTGTACGCGGTCACTTTGCCGACGTGGCGGTTCCAATCGTGGTTCTCGAGCAACGGCACCGCGTTCAGGTCGAACCGCTCGGTGTTGACCGCGCCGGCGTCGTGCGACAAGACCTCCTTGAAACGCAAGCCGCCGATCCCCCGGCGCACCGGGTTGCGGCTCGAGAACGAGAACGCGACCGTGCGCTCTTTCGTGTCGAGGGTGCGCGTCTCGAGTTCAGCGCTGCGGTAGAGCGGTTCACTGCCGTGCACCGATTTGTTTTGCACGCCCTTGCGCCACGTTGACAAACAGATCGCGACGTTCTGCTCATTCGTGCGGTCCTTGTTTTTCGACACCTCGTGCATGCAGCGGCCCATGAAATCCGACTGGCTTTCCCCTTTATGTGGCGTTGGTACGGGCACTCACTCAAGATCTACTTCGCGGTTGCCGTTCAAGGCGTCAACGAACCGCAACACCTCGCCCGGCGCGGGTTCAACGCCGAACTCGGACACGTAACTGACAAGGCGGGAAGAGCCCACGGTCGGTTTCTTTTTCGGTTTCGCTGCTGCCGTTGTTGGCGGCGTTCCGGGCTCGCCCTCGGCGGGCTCACCCTCACTGCCGGGCTCCTCAGCGGTCGGCACGACGTTCGGGTTGCGGTTCGCTGGGTTCGAGAACACGAGGCCGCGCTCTTCCTCGAGCTGCTTGTCGCGCGCGAGTTCGTCAAGGAACTCCTCGTAGTCGATGCCGCGTTCGGCGAGTTCGCGCCGGCGCGAGGTGAGCCCACCGTCGATCCCGTTCAATGACGAACCAACTTCTTTTGTCGGATCGACGTACGGGAACCCGCGCGGG